CATGTTGAATTATAATACTCAAGAACTAATTGCAGATTTTGTAATCTCTCAGGAATATCTACTCTTAAATGAATTAAAAATGATATATCTTTTAAATCGTATTTCATATTCTAATAAAATTTTCTGGGTATAAATCGCTAGTGTTTTTCGGACCAGCCGGACCAAACCATTTTTTAGGAAAGAAACTATTATTACTGTTACTTAAATATGCTGCCCACCATGAAAATGAGCTATTACACCCAATGATATAATCTGCATTCATAATATAAACAAAGTCTTCTAATTCTGATTTTCCATTTATATGAGTATACTCTATATCTTTAAATTCTCTACTTACATTTTTTATATCATCTGTTACAATTAAAACGTTAGAGCTTTTTAAATCTAATTGCTTTAAGCATTTTTTATAATAATCTAAAGATGTAGATGGGTGTGTATCATTATTTTCTAAATAATCTCCTCTTCTTACATGTAATACAACTTTATTTTTTAAAGAACTATACTTTTTGTTAATTTTTATACTAGAGAAATCAAACAAATTTTTAATTTCATCTTTATAATAATCCTCTAATCCTTCATGTTCTCCATTTTCAATAGCATTTATGTGATTATTAACGCATTTATGAGAACAAAATAAATCATAAGGTCTTAAATCCATAATAAATGTAAACTCACCATCTTCCATTTCAGGATATTGTTCTCCACAATACTCACAATTATATTTACTTAGTCTTTCTTCCATTATTCTTCTCCCTC